GAAGAAGAATTAGTATTTGCCGCTTTATTTCATGATCTCGGTAAGATAGGTGACGGAGATAAAGAAAACTATATACCTCAGACCGATAAATGGAGGCAAGATAAGCTACATGAAATGTATACCTATAATCCAGACCTTGGATTTATGCTTATCCCAGACAGATCATTATTTATATTACAGAAATTCGGTATAAAAGTATCTAAAAACGAGTTCCTAGGTATCAGACTACATGACGGAGTGTTCGATAAAGCTAATGAAGCCTACTTCTTTAGTAATGTACCTTCTTCCAGAATGAAAACCAATATAGTCTTCGTACTACATACAGCTGACTTCTTAGCTTCTAAGGTAGAATACGATAAATGGTTAGCAGAAGGTGGTAATACTACTCCGAAAGCAAAAAAAACTAAGTCCTCTACGGGAAAAAGGGTGAATTCCTCTCAAGGACTAAAGAATATGTTAAATAAACTATAATGAACGTAACTTTATACATAATAATTGGTATTTTAGTTGCCATTTCGGGAACTTTAGTGTATATTATTAGAAACCTTATGGTAAAAGTGGAGAAATACGAAGATGTTACAGTAGATCAAACACAATATCTTCAAAATATATCTAATATCATAGGGGAGTCTAACAAACACTTACAGAATCTCGACGAAAAGGGGGTCTTTCAATCAGATGATGAAGTTGGTGAATTTTTTAACCAAATGAAAGCAGTACAGGACGAATTGAATAGGTACATGCTCCCAGAGAACTATGGCAAGGAAGAGAGCGAAAGCTAATTACTTTACAAAAGAGACAGAAGAATACATCGTAAAGTTCAACGAGTCGGAAGATCAAGACTATAGAAGTAAGATCTTTACCGAACATATCTACTACCCATTTTATAAACTAGCAGAAAACATTATTCATACTTTTAAGTTCTATTATACAGATGTAGATAAGATAGAAGACTTAAAACATGAAATAGTATCAGTATTATACGAAGAAAAGATTATGAAATTTGATCCTACCAATGGAGCAAAGGCATATTCTTATTTTGGTACTATAGTTAAAAGATGGTTAATCAACTATAATAATAAAAACTATAAAAAACTAAAGCAGATTGGACCTTTCTCTGATATGGAAGATTCATATAAGCAAGCATACGCAGTAGATCATAATTATGCTAAAACTTTAAGCGACTTTATAGATACTTGGGTAGATGAAACCTACCTTATTATAGATGAATTATTTGTAAAAGAACAAGACAAGAGAATAGCCGATGCAGTTTTAACTATATTTAGAACCAGACACGACTTAGATATATTTAAAAAGAAAGCACTTTATATATACATTAGAGAGATGACTGATTGCGATACTCCTAACCTAACTAAGGTAATTAATGTACTAAAAGGTAAATTTAGAGAAAAGTATCAAAAAAGCTACGAATTAGGTTTATTGTCTAATAATTCACAATAACTCTATTTATTATAAAACATTATGAGTTTAGATAAAGAAATATTTAAGGGAAAAACCTTATCTGACCTCTTTAGTGAAATATACGATAACTCTAAAGAAACTAAATCACAAGTTAAAGGTCTTATAGCAGAACTTAAACCTCTTATAGAGAATATAGGAGATGCTACTCTGCTTGTTCCTATGATAAAAGAGTATATGGAGATAGGTGTAAAAAATGATGAACACCTAATTAAACTTGCCACAGTAATACAGAGGTTAGAAATTGCAGCCTCTAGGGGAGAAACAGGGGAATTCGATTTTTCTGAATTACAAGATTTATTAGAAGAGTCACAAGAGGTACAAGAAGAAGTTAAGGACGTAGAAGAGTCTACAGAAAAAGAAGATGAGCTATAGTTTAAACCTATTTCAAGGTTCTCATTTACCAGCAGGTAGAGAGAAGCTCGAAGGAACATATGCAGCTAGAGTAGTACACGTTATCTTAGATGAAGATGATGACGGATATATAGAGTTCGGTAAAAACGATTCTATTGGAATGGTATTCTTCCTTCCTATAGGAGAAGAGCTTAAAGAATCAGCTAAAAAAGAACCTACTAACCTACCTTTTGCTAAACCTTTAGATGGCTCTACTAGAACATATCCTCTATTAAATGAAATAGTTTTAGTTACTCAAGCACCTAGCAGTATTCTTAGTGATAGAGATAAAGCTAACTACTATACTAGAGTGGTATCTATATGGAATAATCCAAATCACAATGCTTACCCAACCGGGGATACAGTAGATTTAGGTTTTGATATAGAAGAGCAAAGAATATCACCACTGCAGCCGTTCTACGGAGATACTATATTAGAAGGTAGACTAGGTCAAACTATAAGATTTAGTGGAGAAAAACATCCTGATAATATATATACCGACGATAGTAACAAAAATAAACCTTTTATTATTATCTCTAACGGACAAGTATTAGAAAAAGACGGCAATAACTTTACTGTTGAAAATATCAATAAAGATGATTCTTCAATATTTCTAACATCAGATCATTTAGTTCCTCTAGAGCAGTCTAGAACTAAATATAAAGCAGCTGATATAGAGCCTATAGATGCTGGTAAATATAAAGGTAAGCAAATTATATTAAACAGCGGGAGACTATACTTTAATAGTAAAGAAGAGGATATTTTATTTTCTGCTAAAGAGTCTTTCGGCGTAACTGCTAAAGATATTAACTTAGACGGTGAAGATTATATTTCATTAGATGCTAAAAAAATACATTTAGGTGAAAAAGCTAGACTATACGAAACACAGCCTGTTATATTAGGTGATAGTCTTGAATATCTATTAGATGATCTACTTAACTCCTTAACTAGTTTAAGTAAAGCTATGGCTAAAGCACAAGCAGGAGGAAAACCAGTAACTTCATTAATGAAAGAAGCACCTAAGTTAAGAGGTATAGTAAGACAATTAAAAAGAAGGATTAACCCAAGCGGTAAATCTGAAATTAAATCAGAAAAAACATTTACTGAATAATGCCACACGGACTATTAAAAGAGTTTAAAAGTAATTTAGCAGGTATAGTAGCTGCAGCACTAGGTAGACTAGAGTCTTATGCTATAGTATACGCTACACGAAAGGTAAATGAAATAATAAATCAACTTAGAGATAAATGCCCACCTCCTCAGGTAGTAAATCAGCTATCTAAACAGGTAAATAATATTAGAAAAGTATTAAATAAGGTCGATAATAGAATAGATAAGTTTGCTCAAATACCTAGAAAATTAGACAAACCTATTAAGGCAGGTAAAGTAGCAGTTCAAATACTTTCTCACCTACCGGTACCGTCAGCTATAGGTACACCACCAGGTCCTGCTGGAGGGTTAATAATTGCAGTAAAAACAGGAAAGATACAAACTCTATCAAGCTTATTAGTTTGGACTAGAAAAATGGTTGAGGTCTTAGAAGACGATCAAAAAGCAATTAAACTATTAATAGAAGACAGTAATACTATTTTTGATCCAATAAAAGAAAGACTGAATACTATTGATAGACTTTTACAAAGATGCGCTGAAAACCCAGACCTTTCAGCTGAAGATAGAGATAAGATACTTGAAGGGTTGAATGTACCTAGAAGAAGTAATATTCAACCTACCTCATATACAGGTCAAAATGGAAGAGTTTACAATATAGAGGTAATACAAGATGTAGACTCACCAGCAATAGCTCCTAGAAGGATTGCTATAGCTAAAGACTTTAGAGGTATAGTAGTTTTAAGAGGTGAACCTTCTTTTGCTAGTGACCCTGAAGTATTAATTGACGAATTAAAATTAAGAATTGACAACCAACTTCCATAACTTAACTATTTATTAATATGAAAGCTAATGAACTTAGAAAACTAATAAGAGAAGAAGTAAAGAAAGCAGTTAAAGAAGAGTTACAAGATATGCTTAATGAAGCAGTAAAATTTGCTAGTACTCCTAATAAAACTGGTGTAGGTAATTCCTACAGACCAATAACTCAAAAAGATATCAAGAGAACATGGTCTACTGGTCCTCTTAACCCTGGTACCATTCCTTTAGAAGAAATGTTACAACAAACAGCTAAGACGATGAGCAATGAAGACTATCAAAACGTAGTTTCAGCTGATTCGTCTATGGTTAAGAAACCTAACTTTGCTAGCTCTATGGCTAATAATATGGGAATGACAGAAAGCTCAGGTCCCAAAGCCGGTATAGATATCAGTAAACTTGATTTTGTAAAAAATGCAAAAGCAGTTTTAGATGCATCTATGGAGAAAGACAAACAAAAATTTGGTAAATAATTATAATGGCGTTCGAAATTAAAAAAATTAATCCTTTAGATCTGAAACCTAGTAAGGGAGTAGGAGTAGCATTACCTTTTTCAGGTAGAGCAGTATTTAATACTACATACCAGACTAAAGATGCTGTAAAATCTAATTTGATTAATTACTTTTTAACCGGTAAAGGAGAACGCTATTTTAATCCTTCTTTTGGAGCAGGATTAAGAAATTTACTATTTAATAATATAAACGAATCAACTATAGATGAAATAAGAACTAATATTTTAGATGATTTAGATAAGTTTTTTCCAAGAGTAGAGGTTACAAGTTTAGAACTTATACCAGAACCAGATCAAAATTTGATCGTTTTTAGTATGAGATATGCAATAGCAGATTCAAATATATCTGATGAAGTCGTAATAAATTTTAACAAGTAATGGCACAAGAAAGAATAGTAAAGTATATAAATAAAAATTTTGATGATTTTAGATCACAACTTGTAGAATACGCTAAAAGTTATTTTCCTGATACATATAACGATTTCGATTCAACATCACCTGGTATGATGTTTATTGAAATGGCTTCTTATGTAGGAGATGTTTTATCATTTTACCAAGATACACAACTACAAGAAACGTTTTTAACATATGCAAAAGATCCTAAAAACTTATTTAACCTTGCATATATGATGGGCTATACTCCTAAAGTAACCGGAGTATCTGAAGTAGAATTAACTATTACACAAACTGTAGCCGCTAACGGTTCTTACTTACCAACATGGAACGATGCAGCAGCAATACCAGCTAATTCAGTAGTAAAAGCATCTGATACATCAGGTACTAATTTTATAATACAAGACCCTATAGACTTTCAGTTTAGTAGCTCCTATAGTCCTACTATAGTTGAAATAGCTACGTTAGACGGATCTAATAATCCAGCTACTTTTAAACTTACTAAAAGAGTAAAAGCATTCTCAGGAGAAATAAAAACTAAATCGTTCTCAGTTAGTAATGCAGAAAAATTTAAAACCTTAACTATATCTGACGATAATATTGTTCAGGTACTAGAGGTCACAGGTAGTACTACAGGCGATAGTTACTTTGAGGTTCCTTTCTTGGGACAAGATACTATATTTGATGATGTAGCTAATGGCGGAACCGATTCTGATTCTGTACCGTACGTTTTATCGCTAAAGAAAGTTCCTAAAAGATTTGTAGCTAGATTTAGATCTAACGGCAACCTAGATTTACAATTCGGTGCAGGTACTTCTGATAGCGACGACTCGGTAATTTTACCTGATCCTACTAATGTAGGTAGTGGTACAAACCAGGGTATTAACAGAATAGATTATGCTTATGATCCTTCGAACTTTACTTTTAGCAAAGCTTACGGAGTAGCTCTAAACGAAGGGGTAACTGTTAAGTATATAAAAGGTGGAGGAGTAAGCGCTAATGTTCCTGCAGGTACTATTACTAATAAAAACTCTATAACCCCTACTAGAGGTACTTTAGCATCGCTTTCTATAACTAACGAAAGACCAGCTGCAGGAGGTAGAGATGGAGACTCAGTAGAAGAATTAAGAGAAAACGCTTTAAGATCATTTAACGAACAAAGCAGAGCAGTAACCTTACAAGACTATACTGTAAGAGCTTTATCACTACCATCTAAATTCGGTAGTATGGCTAAAGTTTACGCTACACAAGACGAACTAACTAATACTAATACTACTGACGCTATAGTGGACAACAATCCTCTAGCATTATCATTATACGTATTAGCTTATAATAACGATAAAAACCTAATTACAGCAACACCGACTTTAAGAAGTAACTTAAAAACTTATTTAGCTGAATATATGATGATATCAGATAGTTTAAATATAAAAGATGCTTTTGTTGTAAATATAGGAATAAATTACGATATTATAGTAAGACCTAATTATGCAGGTAGAGATGTATTATTAAACTGTAATATAGCATTACAGGATTATTTTAATATAGATAAAAGAAATATAAATCAAACTATTAATATATCTGAATTGTATCTTTTATTAGATAAAATAAAAGGAGTACAAACAGTTCAAAATATAGAAATAGTAAATAAAAATGGAGGAAATTATTCTCAATACGGATACGATATAAAAGGAGCTACTAGAAATAGTATAGTTTACCCTTCTTACGATCCATGTATTTTTGAAGTTAAGTTTCCTAATGCAGATATAAAAGGTAGAGTAATAACAAGATAAGATGGCAGTATATAAAATATTCCCCGAACAAGATACTTTTATCTTTACTCAAGTAGTAACAGGTAATGCTGGCTATGATGAGATATTAGAGATAGGTGGTTATAATATACAAAATATAGGACAAAGTTCTAGATCATTAATACAGTTTAAAACTAGCGAAATACAGAATACTGTTAATAGAACTATAGCTACAGGATCATGGAGTGCTAGCCTTGATTTAAAACTAGCTTCAGGATATGAAAACCCTGCAACTCAATCTATATATGTATACCCTATAGCACAGCAATGGGAAGGAGGAGTAGGTAAATTTGGAGATGAATTAGGAGCTTCTTTAACTTCTCAAAGTGCTGATAAATCAGGATGTTCGTGGAGATATAGAAAAGCAGAAGAAACT